TGAGTTATGATTAAGCGTACCACACATACCCTCATACCAATCAGAGGTTGGCTTATAACCTTCTTTAAGTTTTTTACTGTATCCACTATCGAGATATTCAACCTCTCTAATTCTTTCAACCTCTTCACCAGATTCATCTTTCTTAATCCAGAACAAACCTGTACCGTCATTTTTACCATTATAACGTGGGTCTTCAAACCAACGCATCTCAATTATATTATATTCGTTACCCTTACCTTTTATTTTAATTTTAGACTGTTCATAGGTCTTATAATATAATGGGTCCATACCGTTTGGTGTTGAAATAAGCATAACCCTACCACCAGTAGCACATGACGACATTGCTGCAGCATATACAGCATCACCGTTATCAATAAAAGCAGCTTCATCAAATACCAAATACGTTGGTGTATAACCCCTAAGAGCGTCTTCAGATGTTGCAACCGCAATAATCTGGGTACCATTAGGTAGTTCAATTTCAATCTTAGAGTCAACAACAAATATAGACTTTTTTTCATTTTCTACAGAACCATAGTAATCTTCACCCCAAACCCATCTAGGTAATTGATTTAAATAATCTTTAATTCCCTTTACAAATTTTTGTGCTAATTTTAACTTATTGGCAATAACCAATATAGTCTCTGGACTACCTTCATCGGCAAAAGCTCCTTTAATAGCCATATAAGCTTGTGTTGTTGTAGATATACCTGCCTGCCTAGGTTTGGTTACTAAATTAAACCTATGCTTCTCATAGGCTCTAATAATCTCTTTCTGTCTAGGAAATAAAAGAAACGGGACAAAACCACCTTGAGTTAAATCCTTAGTCTCCAAATACGTAGTAATTGCGTAGATTGGATTATCTGCACATTTAAAATATTCAGTTAATATTTCAGTATTCGTTAACATTTTCTTTATATATAAATATGAAGAAACTATTAAAAAATGAAAAAGCCCCAAATTGGGGCTTTTAATAATTTAAGTATGTGTTATTTAATATAATTCATCTAATGTGAAATGGTCTGGACCCATTTTTTCATTAAAGTCGTCATCAGCTAACTGTTTTTTAATATTATTAACCATCTCAGAAACCTTATGCTTACCTTTCTTAGTTCCAGCAATTATTTCTTTCATTAGACTTGAGAATTCACCTGCATCCATTGATGCTAAATCAGTATAAACATAGTGTTTTAATTTAAAATCATCTGCTGGTATAGCATCACAAAAACATCTCCATAAACCAGGACCAAACCTCATGTCCCATGGTTCAGCCTGAATAAAATCAGCCTTATCTACCACATATTGAGCGATATTATCTTGTTTAGGTAACCCATTTAAAGATAACACCTCCATAACACCCTTACACAATTCATGCAAAAGTACTGGAAAAACCATACCTCTAGCTTTAATAACCGCTTTAACACCATCTTCAGTTTCATTATAATCTACCCCACAAGAACCAGCATCTACAGCATTACCTAAGTCAGGAACTATAAAATACATATAATCTGCAGCTGACATCATTTTTTTATATGTGCCAGGTAGTCTACTATTAATATCGCTTAATTCATTATGAACCATATGAAACATATGATTAACACTCTTTGAAGCTCCTTGTATCAAAGCGTTTATAGCTCTTCTCTTTTTTACTTCAGCATTAGCCATAACAATTTCATCATGGTCATTAAACTCATTAATTTCACCCTCTATTGGTTTATCATTTGAGCCAGAACGACTAATATTATTAGTTAAGGCAACATCAAACTCTACAGAACCTTCTGGAATATCAAACTCCTCCATAATCATACTTACAGCTAACTCTTCTAGAGTATGTTTATGCGACTCTTCAAGTGAAATAGCATCACGAACTAAACCCATTTGTTCTTTCATGATTACGTCGTTATCAATAGTATCCATATCAAAAGCTTCACGACACCTATTTACAACCTCTTTAAA